GCCCGTCGAAGGTCACGAAGGACGGCAGGGTGGACTCGGTGGTTTCCCGCAGAGCCAGCGAGTTGCCCTGGCGGTCAGTCACCGACAGGTAGACGGTGTCGGGGTTGTACGCCCAGCCCGCCACGATGCGCAACGGCTTGTTCTTGCTCAGCAGCGGGCTCAGCGCGGCGGCATAGGTCCGGGTGGTGGTGCCGTCGAAGAACTTGAGCACGATCTCGCCCGAGCCGCCGTCGTAGTACACCGTGGGGGCGAACTGGCCGGTGACGGCGGCGGCCGGGGTGACCGTCAACAGCACCGGGTTGTTCGCCGGGGCGGCCCCGGCGGCGAAGTCGGGCGTCCACTCCACCCCAATCCACATGTCCTGACGCACCATTGGGCCCCACCGGGCCTCGACGCGGTAGCGACTGGTGCCCGACGAGCCCGTCGACAGATCCCACCGGCCCCGGCCCGAGCGCCAGTCGGTGTTGTAGTCGTTGAGCAGGCTGGTGTCCTCGGTAGCGAGGTTCTGCGGGCGCAGCGTGATCGCCGACAACCGCTGCTGGCCGGGCTCGTCATCGTTGGAGTAGTAGATGTTGAGGTTCTGGTTGCTGTAGGTGGGGTCGATGAAGATCCCGTCCATGTACTGCGGGGAGCCGTCGTAGGCCCGGGTGTCTAGGTAGAGGCTGACCACCGCGTTGGGGTCGGGCATCGGGGCCGAGCGCCAGAATGAGGTGGGCTTGTTGTCGATGGCCCTGGCCGCGTCCCAGTCCTCGATGTACTTGTTGATGACGTTGCCCAGGACGTCCTGCTCCTCCTCAAAGGGCAGTTTGCCGTGGCTGCGGTCGTAGACGTTTCGCCGGATCAGGGTGTTCTTGATCCCCACCACGAACGGGCTGGACGGGCCGATGCCCGGGTCGTTGATCCGGGTGATGCGAATCTGCACCGCCACCGCGACCACCGGGTAGACCCGGGCGTGGAAGGTGTACCACGATCCGACGTTGGAGGCCTGGACGGTCAAAGTGACCGGCACTCGCTGCGGGTCCAGGACCGGCCGCCAGTTGTTGAGCCGGTCGCGATACCACACCTCGGCCTTGCACGGCACCCGCAGGATGTCGAAGCCGATCTCGCTGACGCTCAGCGGCAGCTTGAAGTGCGCGGTGATCACCTCGGTGGTGGGATCGGTGCCGGTCCGGGGCTGGGAGAACCATTCCCGGACCACCGGGGAGGGCTTGGTCAGCGCACTGGTGTTGCGCCCGGTGGGCTGGCTGACGATCATCTGCTCGATGAGGTTCTTCAACCCCAGTGGGATGTGGAACTCGTAGTAGAGCCCGTCGAGTGCACTGGTTGCCATGGCTCTACCTTACGAACACACTGGGGTCGCGGGCCTCGGCTGTCACCGGCTGGTAGCGCCGCCTGGTCACCGATTTGCTCACTGTGGAGTCCCGCGACGGAGCCTCCGAGGCGATGGCGTGCTCGGGCAGGAACTCCCGCTTGACCTGCTTCCTACTTTGCAGCGGCAGCCGGTAGCGGTTTTCGTTGGCGATGCCGCCCAGGGCGATCACCTCCAGGATCTTCTGGGTGACATAGGCCAGCTGGCTGGCGTAAGGGAACCGATAGGGGCTGCGGTCGGGGTTGATCGCCGGGGCCTGGGTGGGAATGAGGCCGTACTTGCCGCCGGGGTAGTTGTCCGGGGAGTCGGCCTTCTCGTAGGTGATCCAGTCGGTGTACTGCTCGGTGCTGTTGTAGACGGCGAAATTGGACTCGGGAGTCACCGAGCCGTCGGCGTTGAGGGTGCCGTAGGTGACGGTGTCGATGGGGCTGCGCGGGCTGCCCACCAGATAGTGGTACCCGTACTCCGCAGTGATGTTGAACGCGGCATACGGGGCCAGGACGGGGTCTTTGGAGTACATCCACTGCTCGGTGGTCAGCAGGTCGATGGGCAACAGTTCCGGCGGGGGCAGCTGGTCCATCACCGGGGTGGGGGTTACCACCCGCTGGATTTCGTAGTAGGTGGAGTCGGCGGCGGCGGCGGCCACCGGCACCGGTAGTGCCGCGATCAGGCCGGTGGTGTTGACGGTCACCACGGTCTCCACCGGCATGATCTTGGTCAGCATGTCGCGGATCAGCCGGACTTCCGGTGGCGTCAACGTCTGTTTGTGTGGCCGGACCACCACCTCGCTGCGGCTGGACTCCGGGGCGCGTCCGAGGTAGTCGCCGAGCCCGAAGTTGTCCTTGTAGCGCCACACCTCGTAGATGTCGCAGTCCACTCCCACGGCGGCGTGCACGACGTGGCGGATCGCCTCGGGCGTGCCACCGAGGCTGCAGGCGACGAAGAACTCCCGAATCCGGCTGCGGTACCACTCATCCTTCTGCCGCACCTCACTCCACTGCTGGGCGGTGAGGACGTCCACCATCGGGTTGTAGCGGTAGGACTCCGCCGGGGACCGGGACAGGAAGTGGATACGGCCGAAGATGAAGTCCAGCTCGTTGAAGTAGATGGTGTCCAGCGCCTGGTTGGCCCGGGCCAGAAAGATTTCGTTGACCAGCGCCCCGGCCCCGGTGGTGCCGCACAGTGCGTCGACGAAGTGATAGAGCACGGTGGAGGGGGTGCCGGTGTAGACGGCCTCGTCGAAGTGCTCGACGCGGCGCTCGGTGGAGCGCGGCACGATCAGGGGAAACGGCTTCTGCGGCCCCATCAGATCGCCGACTTCCGGGTGATTCGGATGTCCTGCAGAATCGGCAGCGCACTGTCCTCCAGCTTGAAGTCCTCGTCGTGGACGACGGGGGACTCCGAGGAGTTGCTGGGGTCGGAGTAGACCTCCACACCGTGGTGGGTGGGGTTCTCGGTGTCGGTGGTCAGGGTGACGTTCTCGACGCCGAGCACCTGCTGCACGGCCAGCAGCAGTGGGGTGATCTTGACCTGGGGGCCGTACTGCATGGCGGCGAAGTATCGGGTGAGGTGGTTCTGGATGGCGCTTTCCACCACCGTCGGGGAGTAGTTGCGGGCGTACTGCACCGACAGGCACACCACCAGGTAGCGCCAGCGGGCCTGGTGCACCATCACGTCGGTGCAGATCTGCTTGGAGGTGTCGACGACGGCGGTGAGCAGCTCCGGGCAGCGGTTGTAGATGTAGCTCAGGGTCAGCTGGGTGCCATTGGAGGGCCCACCCACCGCTGCGGACCACTCCAGCCCGGAGATTTCCCGGTGTGATCCGGCGGCGGTGGTGGTGGAGCGCACCAGGTGGTAGTGGGTGCCCTGGGAGTACACCGTGGTGCCCACGGTGATGGTGGACGGGAAGCTGATCACCGGCACCGAGGCTAGCCGGACGAACCGGCTGTTGTTCTGCGGGCTCCCGCTGGAGCCCACCCGCTCAAAGTTGCTGACGTGGTTCCACGCCGTGGAGCTGCCCGAGCTGGTCAGCGTCGGGCTGGAGTTGATCGTGGTGCGCTCGGTGACGGTGAATGGGTCCACCCCGTCGACGAAGACGTCGACTTTGTTGGTGATGCCGTTGACGGGATCGTTGCGCGAGGCCCGGGTGGTGTACTGGAACTCCAGGTCGATGATTTCGCCATTGGTGATCTGGCCGCCGCTTCCGGCGGCGATGCGGGTGAAAGTCGGCCAGCTCAGGGTGTAGTCGTTGCCGGGCTGATAGAACTTCTCGTCCTCGGTGCCCAGATCGACGAACACGCTCTCCATCTCCGGCCAGACGTACTTGACGTCCCCGTGGACAAGAGTGGAAAGGTTCTTGGTGGTGGCGGGGGCCGAGATTTGGGTGCGGTACAGCGTGGTCGGGCCGAACACCGCGACCCGGGAGACGTTCTTGTTCTGCAGGCACAGCGCCCGGTACCAGTCCGAGGTGCCCGAGATGTTGCGCAGCAGGGTGTCCTTGAAACGCTGGCGCAGCTCGGCGTCGGTCTCGACATCCACGCCACCGGTGAAGGCCACCAGGTTGGTGACCGAGGAGGTGGCGATGGCCGAGCCGAAGCTGGTGATGGAGTCCGGCGGCACGTTGCCCCGGGTACCGGTTTCGACGCACTGCACCGGAATGTCGACGGTGAGCGAGCCCGCCGTGAGCACGACCGCCTGGGTGGAGGCGAAGTACAGCCGTTCGCCGCCGGTGGTGCTCAGCCCGTTCTTGGTGTAGAACTGGCTGCCCAGAGGCAGCAGCTGGTCGGTGGTCAGCGCGGTGGTGGTCGTCATCCGCACCACGCCGGTGGCCTTGCGGCCCTGCAGACGGCCGAAGCCGAACACCCCGACGAACTGCTCCAGCTCCAGGCCGATCTTGTTGTCGATGTCGAGCAGCGACCCGATCAGGTACATGTCGACGTAGCCCTCGGCAATGGCCTCCGAGCAGGCGTCGACGATCTTGCGCTCGGGGGTGCCGCGCTCCAGCGACAGGGCGGGCTCGGTGGTGGCCAGGGTGGCCCGGATCCCGGCGCTGATTTCCTCGGGGCTACGAGACACTTGGTTACACTCCCTGGGTCACGACGACGCGGGTGTCGACCCGGGCGGCACTGCGCACCGAGACCGCCACCGAGACGGTGTCGAAGTTGATGGCGACCGAGATTTTGTCGATGGACTCCAGCAGCTCGGTCATGCTGTAGAGCCGAGGGTTGCGCTTGAAGCCGTACATCTGCACGCGCTGGTAGTTGTCGAGCACTCGCATCACCTCGTCTTCGATCTCGGCCCGCGTGCGCGGGCTGATCACGTCGCCGATGTGATCCTGCAGGACCGATCCCAGCTCAGGGTGGAACCGGTCCCCACCGTAACGCTCGGCCACCCATAGCTGCAGATCTTGCTTGAGCTTGTCGATGCCCCACACGATGGCCAGGTTAGACCCCTCGCGAACCAGGTCGCCGTTGCGCACCGCCAAACTGTAGGACATCTTTCCTCCTCATCCTTTTGGGACGCAGTCCCTCCGACCTGCAGGGTTTTAGGAGCCGCCACCGCAGTTGCACACCGGGGTCCAGGTTTGCCCCTCGTCGGTGGAGCGCTGCAGCACCCCGGCGGTGTCGCGGTAGAGCGTGGAGCCCAGCCGGATCATCGAGTCCACCTGGACTTCCGAGCCGTGCAGGGTCAGCGGGCCCGAAGAGCCCACCTGGACCTGACCGGGCACCACCTCAGTGAGCAGATGAGCGGAATTGCCCGGCAGTCGGGACTGCAGGATGTAGTACATCCCCGAGCGCTCGACGTACCACTGCTCGCCCACGGCCGGGGTGTAGAGCACTCCGGCGACGGCATGGCTGCAGTCGATGTGAATCTCAGAGTGCTCGCGGGTCTTGCCCACCGCTTTGCGAGCGCCGGGGTCGACGCTGATGATGGCTACGACGCGAGTGGTGGCTGGATTCTTCGGCAGGGTGTAGGCGTAGCCGTAGTTGATCATCCGGGCCGCACCTCCGCCGACGTGGTGCCGTCGCGATTGAAACCCAAGCCTTGGTTGATGTTGGTGTCGTCGGGACCGAACATCCCCCCGGCCTTGCTCATCGCGGTAGCCGCGTCGGTGCGCGAGGGAGCCATGATCACCGCCTGGGTCGAGAACCCGTTCTCCCAGTCGAAGGTGTGGGTGACCTCGGAGACGTAAACCTGCAGGTTGTGCCCGTTCAGGATGACCCGCATGCCGGGAAACAACTCGGGTAGGAAGGTGAACGAACACCGGGTCTGGTACTGCTGGGCCCATTTCTCCATGAAGATCTGGGCGGCCAGCAGGAACTCCATCGACTCCTTGCCCGCCATGGCGATGGGCACCTTGATCGGGCGCACCCCGAACCGGCGCATCAGCTCCTGCCCGCTGACGCCGCCCAGGTCACCCGGGGCGATCTGCTGCAGCCGCTGAAACAGCCAGTCGTGCTCGACGGTGACTGATCCGGCGCTCTGCAGCCAGGCGTAGGGGTTGGGCGCTTCGCCCATTTGGGTCCAGTCCCCGGCCACGTAGACGTGGGTGGTGAGGTTGTCGTCGGAGAAGTTGATCTTGACGTCTTTGAGTTCGATGTCTTCCAGGCGTACCACCGCCTTTTTGCCGTCCAGCCCGAAGTAGTCGGGGTAGTACGCCAGGAACGACCCGTCGGGGGCCGAGGCGAAGTTGCGCAGCCCGGCCCGGCTGACCGTCTGGATCATCTGCATGAGCGGCTCGGACTCCATGAAGTCCTTGTGGTCCACCGAGTACAGCTCCGAGATCGGGTTGACGAACCGGCCCGGGGTGAAGAAATAGGAGAACAGGTTCTGAGCCACGCCCTCTTGCACCTGACCGTTGCTAGCCCCGGACGCTGCCCGGTCACCGGTGCCTACCGGAGTGCCCGGCCCCGCGATAGAAGGATCCAGACGCACCACGGTGGGATCCGGGGAAATGTTGCCGGGCACTCCGCTGCACCCCGGGGTGACGCGATGCACGCTGACCCAACTGGCCCGATTAGCGGGAGTGACTTTTACCCCCTCTCCGGGCACGGGGGCCTGGCCGAAATATGCTCTCGATCCGCCCTCGGCACCGACCATCAGCTCGGCACCCAGGTAAATCTGAACGTGACCGCCGCCATTGGAGACCACGATGTCGCCGCGCTGGGCCAGCGCCGGTTCTACCCGAGGCAGGGTGTCGCGCATCTCAAAGCTGGTTCCGGTGATCTGCCGTCCGGCGGCGCGGAATGCCCAGCGCACTAGACCCGAGCAGTCAAAAATGTCGGGCCCCCCGCCACCCCAGATGTATTGGGTGCCAATTTTCGACAGTGCTTCGGATACGGCGGCTTCGGCATCGGGCTGAGGCCTCCCTAGCGCCGAAGCGACATCGCCAGGAGTCTGTGGAGTGGTGGTCGCCGCCCCGATCACCCGGTTGGGATTGATGCCTACGGCGTCTCCGACGGCGGTGACCGCCGGACCCAACGGAGTGGCCGCCACGGTGCTGGCTACGCCTTGCTGAGCCTGACGAAACGCCTGTACCTTGGTGGTGGCCAGCGGGACGGCGACGGCGTACTTCTCCGGAAAGGCGCTCTGCTGCGTTTGCTGAATGGCGTCGCCGGGAGCCATGTTGCGCCAATCCGGCGGCAGCTTGCGGAAGAACATGGTGGCGGCCTGGCGAGGGTTCATCCGCTGCGCCACCGTGCCCCAGCCGACCTGGCGCTGCTGGAAGATGCCGATGGAGTCGTGATCGAATCCCGGACCGTCGTTGGCGAACCGGACCGAGTCGGGCACCTGGGGGTTGGACAGGTTGCGAATGGTGAGGCCGCCGCCAGTTTCCACCATGGCGCACGCCACGCCCAGGATGGCCGCATCGGAGTTGCGCACCCCCACGTTGCGACTGGCCTCGATTTCGCCAAGCTGGGTGAAGCCGGTGCGGGCACCAGGATCGCGCGACGCTGCCGCTGCTTCACCGGATACCTGGGCGATCTGCTGGGAGTTGCTCAGGTCGTCGGTGCGCGGTCCTAGTCCCAGATCATCACAGGCTGCCACGATCTGAGCGATGTAAAAGGCCTCGCCCACTCCGGTGGGCCCAGGAGACCCGGCCGAGTTGTTCCATCCGGCGAACTCCCCTGGGGCGGTCTGGTTGTAAGCGGTGCCCAGCAACAGCCGCTTGAACTCCTCAGCCTTCTGCTGGTTGGCTCCGCGCTTCTTGAGCAGCTCGGTCTGCAGGAAAGTGTAGAAGGTGATCGGGAACTTCTGGATGTGGATGTCGGCGGGCTGCCAGCCGCCCACCCGGGTCAGCAGTGAGCGCAGCAGTTCGCCGATGCCGGAGTCGGTGGACAGTTGACCATCACCGTCAGGAGTGAGGCCAAACACTTCTTGCTGCATGAGCTGTGAGGATTCGGTCAGTCCCGGAGTCCACCAGGTGTGCAGCAGGCGCTTGAGCGTGCAGGTGGCCTTGTACTCGGCCGAACCGCCGTAGAGCTGGGCGAACGGCACGGTGTCGAGGTAGCCGGAGAACACCTGTTGCCAGCGGATGCGCTTGAGGAACACCACCACCCGGTCCATCCGCTGGAACAGCCCGTTGTACTCGCCCTTGTTGGCCAGCTCAAACTGCAGGGTGGAGGCGGCATTCTCTTGGCGAATGATGGTGCCTCGGATGATGTCGCGGGACACGTCGTACTGCTTCTTGCCTCGGGCGATGAGGATGCGGACGTCGGGTGCGTACACCAGCGTCTTCATGTCCGGGGGGTCGAACGGATTGACTCCCGCGAACGGGTAGAAGTAGTCGCTGCGGGTTTCGGTGCTGGTATTGGCGTTGTCGTTGGGAGAGGTCATTGTCCGGGTTGTCCTTCTTGCTGGAGCACACCCTCGGGCAAGCCCAGATTTCCATTGTCGATGTTCTCAATCGGTGTCGGCGGTGGGCGAAGGAAGGCGTCGGCGGCTTCCTGAATGGTGGAGCCGAACACCTCGCTGTCGCGGATGTTTTCCGCCAGCGTAGGCAACTCGATCTCGCTGAACAACGAGCCAAAACCGAAGATAGTGCGCCAGTCGGCGGCTTCGGAGAATTTGAACGACCGTCCCGACACCGAGGAGGTGATCAGATCGACGCTGAAGGTGGCGCGCGGCGAGGGGTTGAATCGCATGCCACCGGCCTTGAAGTTCTTGATGATGCCGGTCCAGTTACGGATGTTGCGCTCAGGCCACGACAGCGTAACTCCGGGATTGCGGCCGTTGATTAGCGCGTCTTCGTGCTGTTTGCGCACGAAGTCCTGGAAGTCCTCAAAGTCGGGTTCGTTGGCAAATTGCACGAGGAAGTCGATGGTGGGTTGGTTGACCTTCACCGGGAAGTGCCGCATCTGCCGGTGAGTCTGCGAGGAGCCGATGCTGGCGACGATGGGAGAGTTGAAGTTCAGGCAGTTCAGTTCGATGGAGCGGCCCAGGCCTCGGCTGCGCACCGTGAGCTTGGACATCAGAACTCCTCGGGCTCGCGCAGCTGAGCCTCGTCGGTAGCGGTGACGTACATCAGCCCCATGTCGTAGGAAAACATGATGCCGCCCATGTCGACGTCGGGCCGCATGCCCGGGATGTTGATCGGCGTGGAGATCGGGCAGTTGGCGATGTAGTTGCGCATGGTGTCCTCCTCTACGGCAGGTTGGGGATGAAAGCGTTCTGGACCTGGGGTAGCGCACCGAGCGCCCCGTTGGCGGCTGCGGCAAGTCCGCTGATGATGTTCTGGGCGGCGTCGGTGGGGCTGATCGCCGGACCCTCGCCGATGCGAAATCTGCCGTCGAAGTTGGGGGTGTTGTATTCGTTGTGCCGGAAGTTCATCCCGTCCTGCAGCCGGGCCAGCTCGGCCTGCATGGCCAGGCTGGTCATCTCACCGGTGAGATCCTCGACCACCTTGAACCGGATTTCCAGCTCGCGGGTGGTGGCGTTGACGGCATCCTGGAACGGCACGCTGAGCGCGTAGACCTTCATCCGCCACCGCCGGGTGGTGTAGTTGAACACCGCCGTCTTTCCGCCGTCCTTGCGCTGCTCGATCATCATGGTGCGCAGGAAGTCGACCACCCGGTTCAACTCCGGCCAGCCGCCCCAGCCGCAGTCGATCTTGATCACCAGGTCTTCGATGCGGGTGGACAGGATCTGCACCACCCGACCGCCGTAGGTGTCCTCCACCGAGGTGTTGAGCCCGTAGGACCACCAGATCTCGTTGGGGTTGGTGCGGAAGCGCAGCACCTTGCCGCCAAAGTTCAGCGAGGCAATGCCCCGGCTCGGGTTGTTGGCGAATCCGCCCTGGGTGCTGGGAACAGAGGTTGTCATGGGCCACCGTACCCCGGGGGGGCGTTGTTGGGAGTGGCCTGGCCGTAGGCCTGGTTAGCCTGCTGCTGGTGGGGGTTGAGCTGAATGGTCGGTCCGCCCTGGACCCGGAACATCCGCTTGGCGTCGGGGGTGAGGTCGATGGTGACCGAGCCCGACACCGTGGCCTTGCCGCCGGTGCCGCCCAGCGCGGTCTTCATCCCCTCGGCGTCAGTAGGCACGTCACGCAGCGCGATGCCGCCACCTTCGCCGCCCCGACGGCGCACTTTCAGCTGACCCGAAGCCAGCTGCTGCATCTGCTCGCGGTTGTTCTGGTCGATTTCGATCACCTGCTGGTTGGCATCGACCACCTCGATGCCGCCCTGTTTGGCATAAGCCCTGCGCAGTGAATCCAGTGCAGTCATCTTGTACTTGGATCCGGAATCGTATCCGCCCTCGATGCGATCTTGGTAGCGACTGTTGTATTCGTTCCAGCGGTCGTCGATGTGGTCTTCGTTGTTGGTCATGTAATCCTTGATCGTCCCCCCGATCTGCGTCAGCGCATCCCAGGCCTGACCGCCGATGCTGATGGCCTCGTTGGCCAGTGCGCCACCGACGCGCGAGGGCAGGTTGCGCTCCTTGATTTCGGTCTGCTTGCGCTGCGCCTCTTTGACTTCAGCAGTCGCTGACTGTGCCGGATCCGCACCGTAGACGAACTGGTCGTACATCTCCCGGGCTTGCTGGGGGGTATATCCGAACCCCAGCATCTCCAGGCGCTTCTGGAACTGAAAAATGGCGTTAGCGTAGTTCTTTCCCTTGCCCTGTTGGGGTTTGCCCGCGCCCCGATGGATCATCAGAGCCTGATTCTTCAAGACGTTGTTGGCTCCCTGAGTCATCTGCTCGGGAGTCAGTACGAAAGGCAGCGACTGGGGAAGCACTCCGGAGGGGATGTCGACACCACCCTGGGTGCGCATCATGGCCAGTGCCAATGGATTGTTGGCGAACACCTGGGCAATTTCGTCGCCCTTGCCTGCCAACACAGGGTTGTCGGCGAACATCTGGCCGAACACCATCGCTGCCTGTCCAGCTCCCGCTCCGCCCATGCCCGCGCTGATCAGCGAGCTGGAAGTGGCCGCATATCCGGCCTGTAGATCGGGCAGGCTGCGGTAACCGCCCTGGGCGGCCAATTGCTTGAGGCTTTCCATGTTGGAGGCGAACGCACCGGGAGTTTGGCCGCCTTCGACGACGTTCTTGCGCAGCATCTTGAACGACTCCCCCACCTCGATGTTGAAGTCCTTGAGATTCTGGGCCACCATCGAGGTCACCGTGTCGAACTCCTTGCCGGTGTAGCCGTCGCGCAGACCCTGCTGGACGATCTGGCGCGCCTGGTCGCTGGAGATGAACGGGTTCATCGCCATCGCCCGGATGCTCATCTCGTAGCCGACGCCTTCGGTTGCGCCCCCGCCGCGCACCAAGCCCATGTTCTTGTAGTCCTGGTAGACGCCCCCGGCTCCCTGGACCAGACCGTAGCCCGCCATAGCCAGACCCACCGGCACCGCCGCCGAGCGGGCCATCCCGGCCATCGTGCCCAGCGCTCCGCCGCCCATGCCCGCCAGCGCCCCGCCCAGGCCGCTGACACTAGGGATCACCCCCAGGCTGCGCTGGATGAGACCGGACATGCCCAGTCCGGACGCGGCCGGGTTGACTTCGTTGAGCACCTGCTGGGTCAGCGCCCCCATTCGCCCGGCTCGGCTGCCGATGCCGCCGCCCGCTCCGGCCGCACCCTCGTCCATGAGCTGAGCGCGCTGGCTGATCCGGTCGGCGGCGCTCTGGATGTCGGCCCCCGACGGGCTGGCGGCGGCGATGTCGCCCATCCGGTACTGCCCGGAGGCGGCCATCTTGTTGACGTAAGCCCGGGGGTTCTGGGTGCGCAGCGCCTCCAGCTGACTGGGGATGTCGCCTGGCCCCACCGCCCCGGCACCACCGAGGACGTCGCCCCCGCCGCCCAGGCCCAGGGTGGCGTTGGCGAAGGGGTTGGTGTACTGCCCCGGAGCGTTGAGGATCGGACCGCCGCCCGCACCGGCCACCGCCGCCCGGTTCTGGGCGTCGATGTTGCGCTCCAGCATCGTGACGAGGTTCTGCTGGGCGGTGGCGGCCTGCTGGGCGGCCTCGGCGATGCGCACCAGGTAGCCCGAGAAAGTCTCCGAAGACCGGTTGGCCGACTCCACCGAGGTGCGGAACCGGTCCATCTCCTGAGTGATCTCGCGCAGGTCGGCCACGCCCTCGGTGGGGATGTCGATGCTGACCCGAGCGGCGACGAAGTCGTCCCCGCTCTGGAACCCCGACGTCGCGCCGGGCGGCGGCGTGGTCACTTCTTCACCATGCGATCTGCGTCGTTATGGGAAACCTTGGCCCAGAAACGCTCTTCGGTTTTCATTGCCAGTCACCCCACTCCTGGTCGCGAACCATTGCTCCGGTGGCGACCTGCAGGCCCCCGCGCGCCACCATCTGCTCGTACCACTGGTCGAGGGCTTCGGTGTCGGTGACCGGCTGCTCGCCGATCTCGTCGTCCATGCCCACCTCGGCCATCGCCTTGTCCCGGTAGAGTTGGCTCCAACGCTCCGGGAACAGGTTGAAGGTCTGCGCCTCCATTTCCTCCTGGCGATCCTCCAGCTGGGTTCGGCGCTCCAGGTAAGTCCAGTAGATCAGCGCGAACATCTGGAAGAAGTTCAGACTGCGCTGATTGAGTAGACCTTGGGCATGGGCTAGACGAACGGAGTCCTCGCTCCGCGCGTCTAGCCGTTGAGTTTTCCCAGCTTGGTCGCCAGTTCCACGAACTCGCCGTCGAGGGCTAGGATTTCCCGGTAGATCTGGGTGATCGTCACCGGGTAGTACTTGCGCAGGCGGGCGATCTTCTGGTCGAACATCTCCTGGTCGCTGGTCTCCCCCAGCGGCTGATACAGCGGCACGCCGTCCACCGAGCGGACCCCGGCCGCACAGGTGGCTAGCTGGTAGGACCGGGAGTCGGCCGGGGGCGCACCCTGGAACTCCTTGCAGAACAGTCCGATGCGTAGGTCGTCGTCGGTGTTGAGGTTCTGGATGACCACCTCGTGTCCGAGCACCGTGATGGTCTTGGACCGCCGCCCCACCGTCAGCAAGGTCTCAAACCAGCCCCGCTCCTCGTCGGTCAGCTCGGTGACGACCTCGCCCTGAGCCACCACCTCCTGCTCGGCGGTGGCGACCTTCTCGCGCTGCTCGGCGACGAACGGCGTCGGGGGGCGCAGCTCGGGGCCGTCCTCGGTGGTCACGTGTTCCTGGGCCACTGGGGCTCCCTTCTTAGCGATACCGGCCGACCTTGCCCATCTGCCCCTGGCGCTTGGCGTCCATGCGGGTGTAGAGATTGGCAAAGTCGTTGTGGAGGTTGTTCTTACGGGCCGTAGCCGCTGACAAGAACGATTCCACATCGTTGGGGATGATGTGCGAGGGCTGGCCAAGACCGCCGCCGGTGCCCAGCTTGCCCACCATGGCAGCCTGCTCGGCGTAAGGGCGCAGCATGTTCTGGTATTCGTCGTCGGGGATGGCCTGGGTCTGCTTGATGAAGTCCCCCAGCTCGCCGGTCCGGGGGTCGTTCATGTGCCCCTGCCCCCGGGCGAAATTTCGCCACATGGTGTTGTGGATCGGCTCGACTTCGCCGTAGTTGGCGTTGGGATGGAAGCCCGGATCCAGCTGATCGGACCCGAAATACCGGAACGCCTGGCCCTTGTCGATGCCGACCAGCTCGCCGGTGTCGCGGTGCCGGATGAACTGACCGGGATGGGAGTCGTGGTTGGAGGTCAGCCAGTCCAGCACATGGTGCTTCTGCAGCGTCACCAGATCTTCGGGCGAGAGCTGATTGTGATCGAAACGCTTGCCTGGGAAGGCGTCGGTGGCCGGGAACATCTTGTGCACCGGGGTGGGGACGCCGTCGAAGTCCACGGTGTGGATTTCCGGAGTGGTCAGCCCCATCCGCTGTTGCAGCGCGCCGGTCGCCTGATCGAGCGGGGCGGGCCAGGACTCCTCCCAGCGCGGATGCTTGACCAGCCAGCGCTGGCCGTCATTGCCTTCGTGCACCTCGGCATCGTGGGTGCCCAGGTACTTGCCGGTGCCGTAGAGGTCGCCCTGGCTCAGCGCGGCGGCACGGAGCCAGAGTTCTTTGATCGAGAGGCGGCGAAACGACCCGGCGCGACGCCGGGCCTCCCTGTCCGGCCCCTTGGCCTTGGGTTGGCGGGACTCGATGGCGTCCAAACCGGAGTCGAGCACGCTCTCTCCGGCGTTCATCAGCTTGTCGCCGGGCAGGATCATCGGCCATCGCTCGGGACTGCCGTCGCTGGGCGAGGAGCCGCCGTCGTTGCCCAAGCTGTGCTCCAGGCGCTGCAGGTCGGGCACGATGGCGGGCAGCACATTGCGGCGGCCCGGCATCGAGGGGTCGCCCTGCTCGTTGCCGGGTGCCGGGTCGTCGGCCGCCCAGTGCAGCAGCCCGCCGTGGATGCGGGGACCGCGCAGCAAATCCTCGATCTCCGCTTGTGAGAACGAGGCGGTGTGCCGGAAATCGTCGGGGACGCCCCAGTACTCGTTGGCCCGGGTCACTTTCATGGCTGCCTCCCGATTGGTCGTGTCACACTTTCCTGTGTCGGACGCGACCGTTGAACAGGGGGGCTTGACCAGAACTACAGGGCTAGACCGGGGTTGAGTAGCAATACTGAATGGTCAGCGTCTTGGGCAGCGTCATCGAGCCGATGTTGACGTTCTCGCCCTCGTCGATGTCGGTGACCACGCAGGAGTGGTAGACGCGGGCGCGCATGATGCCGCTAGGGCTCTTGACGATCTTCTGCATCGTGACGTTGCCGAGCTGAATCTGGCGCTTGAGAACTTCCAGCAGGTTGTTGGTGCCCTCCAGGCCGGGCAGCATCGACCACACCGGGGAGTTCCACAGCTCGTAGAAGGTCACCCGCAGGGTGCCCACGCCGACCGCCTGGGAGGTGACGATCTCCAGCGGCATTGGCTCGTCGATGGGCTGCACCGCCTGGGCGGTCGCCACCGGGGTGGGCGGGGTGTCTTGCAGCACCTGCAGGTACGCCAGCCGCTGACCCTGCCAGAGCATGGTGGTAAACCCGGACCCACCAATTCTGGTTTTCGACTCCACTGGTGGTCACCTCCTCCTGTATTCAGACCCGCCGCTAGATCGACCGCAGGGTGTTGGACGCGCCGCCGAAGTCGTTGTACGAGCTGGGCGACGGGGTACCGATGGCGTTGGTGACCTGGCCCGCCGACGTGAAGTTGGTGTTGTTGCCGGTGATGCCGCCCTGCACCGTGATGTCGCCGGTGGTCAGCGAGACGCCGAACCGCACCACGATGTAGTTGAGCGGGAAGGCGGGCAGCCAGCTGTAGCTGACCTCGATGACGTCGGGGTTGGTGAGTAGCTGACGCACTTTCAGGCCGGTGTAGTCCACCAGCAGCCCGTCGCGCACCAGCGACTGCAGCGCGGCTTCGGCACTGGACTTGACGTTGACCAGGGTGAACGGATAGATCGGCTGGCCGATGAGGTTGGCCGACTCCAGGTAGTCGCGCACCCGGTAGGTCATCGCGTCCTGCTGGCCGATGATCGACCATTCCCGGCTGAGCAGATCGGTGGGGTCGGTGGAGACGCCGTGGCGGACCCGGATGATCTGGCGGCGGGTCTTTTCCACCACGCACAGTCCGTTCTGGGTCTCCAGGTTCTTCTCGCCCTCGGTCTGGGCCGGAACCACCGCCACGTCTTTCCAGCCGACGATGGGCTTGTGGGTCAGCGGCTGAGCCGCCGAGCGGCGCACGGTCTGACCGGCCAGGCTGGCGGCCATGAACTGACCGCCTAGATCGACGTAGTTGTTCAGCTCGGCGCTGTAGTAGGTGAACTTGTCCGGGCTCACCAGAAGAACGCGCTGATTGGACAGCTCCTGGGCGTTGGTGATGCGCTGAGCGGAGGAAATCTCGGCCAGGGTGCCGTCGCGGCCGAGCAGCGCGCGGCGCTCAAAGCGGTTGGCGCTCTGGGAGTTCACGTGCTGAGCGACTTTGGCGTGCAGCACGTAGAGGCCGGTGCAGGGCACCACCACCGAGACTAGCGCCTGATCCTCCAGCCGGTCGATGGCGGTTTCGTACTCCTCGCTGGTCGGCGAACCGGGGATGGCGGTGTCGACTGCCACGCACACAACCTGGAAGGCCCCGTTGAGGAACGCGAACTTGGCCCCCAGGGTCAGCTCCGAGGTGATCTGGCCGGTGACCTTGCTGAACGGATCGCCATAGGTGGAGCGCACGTCGTCGTAGTCGTAAAACACCGTCGGCTCAAAGTAATTGCTCTCGGTGTACATGTAGGAGATCTGAACGGTCTTGCCCGGGGTGATGTGGCCGCCGATCACCCGGCTGATGGTGTAGAGGTCGTCGCGGCTGTTGGCCACCGCGTCGGGGCCGACGTTGACCCGCACGATGGTGTAGTCGGTGCCCTGCACGTACACGGTGCCGTCGTTGGGGTCCACGACCGAGAACGTCTGCGGAGCGGGGATAAGCGTGGTGGTGGCCCCCTTCCAGCGGTAGTAGCCGTTCTCGGTGACCTTGGTCTGACCGGTCAGCCGGACCAGGTCGTTGACCTCCAGGGTGACGCCGTTGAGGGTCGCGCCGGGGGCGAAGACGTTGATGTTGGTGCTCACCGTCACTTGGGGATTCTGCGGCAGCCGAATGCCCTTCTTGGACAGCGTCTTGTTGACCGCCGGGGTGGTGATGGAGGTGTCGGGGTTGATCTGCAGCGACTCCACGAAGGTGCGGTAGCCGACGGTGGCTCCTACCAGCGCCACCGCCGTGGGCATCGAGGAGTTGACGCTGATCTGCGGGCCGGAGATGGCCTCGGTGTAAACCCCCGGCGGAAGGTACCGGGAAAAGTCAATGGCCTGCACTGACGATGTCATCTAAAATCTCCCCTCCGGAGGCTCCTTCTCTCTTTCAGGGCCAGCCATGGAGTTTTCACAGGGGGCGGGATTGGTACGGGTCGTAGAACGGCCATTCAGGCTCGGGCATCATCTCGTTGACGACGTCCAGCCGGGCCAGCGTGTACACCCCGTCGTGGGTGAACTTGACGTTGAACTGCCCCAGGGTGTCCACCGCGTAGGAGTCGGTGTAGACGAGCACGTTGTCCCCGCCCGCCCAGGGGGCACCGGGGTTGACGTCCTGGCCGCCGGGGTAGATCTGGTCGGTGTTGAGCGTCATCGACACATAGGGGTTGGCGCTGAGCGCGGCGATCAGCGAGCGGTACTGCTTGGTGTCCTCCTCGGGCTTGGTCAGCACCAGGTCGGGGGACCGGGCGAAGGCCAGATTGGCGATCACCAGATCTGCCAGCCGGTCGCGGTCCAGGCTCTTGATCGCCGCCAGCGACAGCGTGATCCGGCCGGTGAACTCCCACTCCTGGATCAGACACCAGGTGTCGCCGTCCCGGACCGGCAGCTCGTGGCTGATGCCCGCCCGATTGAGCTTGGTCGGGGAGAATCCCACCCAGATGCCCGGGTACTGCGACTCCTCCATCGGGTATTCCAGGTCGATGTAGACGGTCCGGCCGTCCAGCCGCAGGTTCATGCTCTGCAGTGCGTCGCGCAGGGCGTTGACCACCGCCCGCTTGACCGCCTCGATCAGGCCGCCCTCGCTGCGGGGCAGGGTTTCGTTGACCAGATAGGCGGGATTGGGGTCGGTGGGGTCGTAGAACGGGTCGGTCATCCGATCATGCCCTCCCCGCGCAGCGCGGCCATCACCTGCTGCTGAATCTGCGGGCGCATCTCCCGGATGGCCTGGGTGATGGAGTCCTGCATGAAGTTCTTCGGGGCCAGCCCCGGGTAGCGCCACTTCTGATCACGCCAGACCCGGCCCCGGTGCGGGATGTCGACCCAGCCGGGTTCACCCACCTTCGACCCGCGCCGAAAGTGCGGGCCGTCGCCCTGCTTGCAGGCCATCGGCAAGGTGCGGTCGGCCACCCACCACATCAGGAACGGCTTGACGCCGCGCTCCTGGTGCATCAGGTAGCGCACCGAGGTCTTGATGCCCACCCGGCCTTCGCCCGGGTAGGGCGTCAGCGCCGAGATTGACTTGCCCGACCAGCCGTAGCCCTTGATGCGCTCGGTCGCCAGCTGCGCGGCCCGGTTGGAGATCAACGCGCAGATGGGGGTGGGGGCGGGAACCAGAGCCATGGCTAGACCAGCACCGCGATCCCGGCGGTTGGCTCGGCAAACTCCACCCGCACGGTGGTGGTGTCGGGGTAGAAGATGTCGGGCTCGACCAGCTCCTGGTTGACGATCACGGTGACCGAGGGGTGGTGGTCGAGGTCGTGGACGATGGTCCAGATCGTCTCCGGCACCGGGTGGGTGTGGGTGAAGGGGCGGCGGCTCAACTCATCCTCCGGAGGGGGTGGTGGGGTGTAGGGCGCGAGGACGATCTCCTCAAAGGACTTCCCGATCACCGGGAATCGGGTGATCGGCAGGGTGGCGTTGACCAGGGTGATGGCCGCGCGCTGGCCGACCACGTCCCAGCCCTGCTGGCCCGAGCGCGACCCGGTGCGCAGCGAGACCCGGGTGATCGCGGCGATGTTGTAGAACCCCTCCACCACCGCCGGGCGGTGCCAGTGATCCCACTCGCGCACCCGCACCACGATGTCGTGCTCCAGCAGCAGTGGGAAGGCCTCGGTCTGGATCTCCCGGGCGTCGGGCGGCCACACGCCCTGCTTGCTGTACATCTCCCCGGCCACGTGATCGGAGAACAGTCCCCAGACCTTGCGGGCGGCCTTGATCCCGCCGTGCACCGAGGTGCCGTAGCAGATCGTGCAGTCGCCCTCGCCGCCGCTGTAGACGTCGTCGTGACAGTTGCCGCAACGTTCGGCGTCCTTGTCGACCTCGGGGTGGTACATCTGCAGCAGGATGCACGGCTCGCCGCTCATGATCAGTGAGTCGCGCACGTCCCGGCGCAGCGAGTCCACCGCGTAGTTCTCGACCAGTTTGATGGCGACCATGTCACATCCTCGACGGCCAGGACACGCTGGGCGCGGCCGGGTAGAACCGGAACGCCCGGGTCTGGG